CCATATAAGTTATCAATGCTTTGGCTAATATCGAGTGAATCGCCAATTTCAAAGATATTTCCAGCAAAAGCAATTAAAAAGCTGAAACTTACGCCCTCTTTTTCAAAATCGTATGAATTGGCTTTAAAGATAGCCACAATGCTAGGAATAATTTTCTTGCCCATAAACTTAACCGGATCGGTGCCATCGTAAAGGGGCGGTTTCCAGTTATACATCAAAATATCGCCTGGCCGGCAATCCCCGGATACGGCAAAGAGGTATTTGCCTATTTTTACAATTTTGGGGGTGCTAGGGGAAAGGGTGCGTTTATCGCCATCGGTGATTTGGGAATCAGCGCCTAGAATGGCGAAATCAGCGCCCTGGAAGGCAATAATGGTGGTCATTGGCCGATTGTAGAGGTTTGGCCTGGACAATGGCGAAAACCCGCCTACTTCCCCTTTAGGCGGGCCTTCAGGGGGAGCCTAACACGCTCAAATCCTGTTATCAAATCGTTACCTAATTTAAAGCTAAATCTCGCGCCAATGGCGTTTATCTGTATATACAGGTGCTAGATTTATCTCATTGAAGGGAACGGCTCTTCAATAGAACGGATTACAAAATGCACGCAGAGTGGATTTCAACAGATCAGACTTATACAAAGGCTGAAGCAATCGCACAAGTTGAAGAGGCAATTAACAAATATCAATCATTTCTTCACGATTTATTAGAAATCTATGAAAATTGTGATGATGATGTTCAGCAGGTTCTTAACGAAACTTATGCACCCACTGTTTTTAAGTATGCCTGCCCAATGGATATTTCAGAAATGCTTTGTGAAGTTTCAGGTTGGGAGAATAACTAATGAGCAGCAACGATTTCTTTTCAAAGTATTACGGCAGCCTTGTTGGCGCAAAAATCGTTTCATTTGATGGAATGGCTGAATCAGATATTGGTGATGGTTTTCCAACATTTACAGTTAAGTTTGCAAATGGCGAGATTGGCCAAATTGAGATTAGCCAAGATCCTGAAGGCAATGGCGGCGGTTTTATGTTTGGCCTACCAACACCTGAGGTGGCGTAATGTCCAACAAAATAGATATAAAAGATATTCTTGCAAAAGTCCAAGAAACTGCACCTGAAGGCGCAAAGGTTTCTTGGGAATATCCGGGCTACATTTCAGTTTATCTTTCAAATAAAACTGAAATTGCTTTTGGGGAAAGCCTTGAATCTGATACCGGATATACCTGGAATGATTTTAATTTTGAAGGCACCAATAAGTATGCCGGTGGCTTTGATGATCTAGGTGATTTAGATGCAATCGTTGCTGAGTTTTGGAATCAGGCTTCAAAGGCGGTGCATAATGTTATTGCGGGATAATATGCGTGTTGAGATTAGGCACCATTCAGGTATTGAATATGGCGTTATTGAATCTGCAGCAGATGCCAGCAGAGCAATTACCTACGCAATGCAAGTTACAGTAAAAATGGATGATGGAACTTTCTGTTCCTTCCCGATTTGTTGGATGAGAGAGGCAGAATAAAATGGGTGCATATAAGGAACTATTCATTGAGATTCAAGATTCAATCTGCAATATTGCTAAAAACCTTGAGCAATCAATTGAGGATTGCGACATTGACCAAATGAAACTTGCCCTACGCGGTGCAATTGTGAACTCTGCTCTAACCATTGCTTTTATTGAAGAATTGGAGAATTAAGAATGAAACTAACTAAACGCGGTGTAATCGTGATGTGGGCGCTTGTGATCCTTGTAGTGCTTGGCTTTACCTACCTAACCCGTGATGTGTGTTATGTGGGCAATATGCCTGGAAATACCCTTGGCTACGGATCCTGCTCAAAAATGATTGATTTGGTGATTACAAAATGAACTTTTCAGATGTAGTGATGTATCACATCCACCAATCAATTGAGGCAATCGCCTGCAATGAACCTGATCAGGCAGAAATGCACCGCCAAATGGCCAAAGTGCTTATTGAAAAGTTAGGTGCTTAATGACCCCAACGCCAATTAGATGTGTTCGAGTTTCGCAAGAATTGTGGAGCGCAGTAACTGCAAAAGCTACAGATGAAGGAAAAAGCGCCTCACAAATTATTATTGAAGCACTCAAGGAATACATAAAGTAGTTAAAAAGCAAGTAAACCCCGCACCTGGAACGGCAGGCGCGGGGTTTACTTATTGGGGGCGTGTGAGCGCCTAAATCTATTCTGTTGAAATCTCGCCTGAAATACTTGCGTAGGCTGCCAAATCAATAAAACTATCAAGGTGATCAGGGGTTTCAATCAATCTAGCAACCTTTACCAACCCCATACAGATTGCAACCTGCGCCGGTGTTACTTCAGTTTGTAGAAATGTTGACCATAAAGAGGCAATTCTTTGATGGTTGCTTAAAGCTGAACCATAATTCTTTTCTCTATCGCCGTGAGTGAGCCTATCGGCCTCGGCTAAAATCTCTTTGCGGTTCATTATTCCCCCAATTCATACCAACCATCGCCCCATAAGGTGAGCAATCGTTGGAAATAATCGTTGTATTGAGCGCCGATAGTATCAAGGTTATAGAGAGAAACCGCACGCTCTCGGATTGCGGCGCGATCCAATTGCTTTACATTTTCGGCTGCATCCATAAACTCTTTGAGAGTACGGCACCTAAAACCTGTAATTCCGTGGGGGTTATTCTCGGTAAAAGCGCCCCAATCGGTAGTAATCGTTGGGGTACCGCAAGCCTGAGATTCAATAACCACATTTCCAAACGGCTCAACATAGAGAGTTGGCGCAAAGGTAGCGATTGCACCGCCCATAAGCGCAGCGCGCTCTTCAGGGTTTACGCTTCCCACAAACTCGCCGTAGCCGATTTGCTCGCCTGGACCTGCCAAAATAAGGCGCTTGCCTAGGCGCTCGCATACCTCTTGAGCGATTCGGTAGCCTTTTCGATCAATAAGCCGGCCAATAAATAGGTAGTAATCACCCTTGCCATCGCCAAGTGGGAACATTTCGGGTTCCAAATACCCTGGGATAACCGCATCATAAAACTGGCCATCTGCAGTAGTTGGGTTTTTCCACCCTGCATAGATTGAGTGCATCCAGGCATAAGATTCAAACACGCGGTACTTACTGAAAACACCGCCGTAGCCAACGCCAAATTCCACCGCTATCGCAGTTGGGAAGGCATCGGCAATTGGCTTGTGTGCGCCACCGCCGATAAGGCAAATGAAATCTTGCTCTTCAAATCGCGTTGCTATCTCTCGGATAGCGTTGCCATTGAAGGTTTGCCAGTGTGGCAGGGATATATCAAATGAAACGCTTGTGTAGTGATTAGATCCCTGGGCTTGCGCTCGCATTTCTTCAGATATACAAGTGATTAACTCATCCTCGACACCTTCAGATTGCTCGCCGGCATACAAATAAACAGTATGGCCTTGAGCCTTCATCATCATTACAAAACGGCGTACTTTTTCAGTAAAGGCACATCCTGCATACTCTTTTGTTACTTGAGTATGAGGCAAAGCTACAATATGAAACCGCATTATTCCCCCTGGTTAGTGCGTTATTCGGCTATTTCAAGCCAAGAAAGTGTTGCTTCATCCCAATCGTAACGCTTGCCATCTGTAGGCATTGGTGTAGGCGGTTCCCAAAGGTATGAATTAGGGTTTAATGTCCAAGATTCAAACGGCTTTGGTGCTGCAAATCCTACGCCATCAAATGTATAGCCAATCCCTGCATAATTCTTATGAATAGGCATTTTACCGCCTGAATGAACCCCACCAAAAGTGTTATATGAGGTTTGGATCCATTCGCCACCTAGGTTTTGCTCACACCAATCAGGCCCATCGGCAACAATTACTTGCGTAACAACGCCGTTTTCAACCTTTGCATAATGACCCATTTATTATTCCTTTTCTCCATAAAGAGTTACTGCGTTTAATAGTTCAACATCACGCTTTGTAACTATCCCACCTTTTTCATCAAGCTGAGTTTTAGCGGTTGCCTCATCATCTGCAATGATATGAACTAACATTTTTACTTCAAAAGAAAAGCATTGAGTTGCTTTTTCCTCTTTGATTTTTGTTACATTATCTTTAGTCATTTTTCCCCCTAGTTAGACTGCATATCGAACGATAACAATACCTGAACCGCCATTTGCACCATTTGTATTTGCGGTTATTCCTGAACCAATACCACCATTACCTGTATTAGCAGGCGCTGCACTTAAAGATGATCCAGTTGCTGAAGAACCACCACGGCCACCAGTTGCATATATTCCATCTAAACCAGTTCCAGTTGCTAATGCCCAAGTTGAATAAGCACTAGAACCAGCACCACCAGCACCACCATTATTTGCTGCACCAATAGAACCAGCAGCACCAGCGCCACCACCGCCACCACCTGCGTATGATGAACCACTACCTGGATCAAAACCACCTGCACCAGAATTTCCTTGGCCAGATTGACCAGTTCCAAAGTTGTTATTATCGGCACCACCACCACCGGAACCACCTGAATTTGCATTTTTAGTTCCTGGAACACCACCATAACCACCACCAACTGCAGCAGTTAATCCTTGAAATGAAGAGTTTAATCCATTTGTATTATCTCCGGTAGATCCCCCATTGCCACCCGCACCAACAGTTATTGTGTAATTAGTAGTGGTAAGTGATTGTGATGAAAAACCTAATAAACCACCAGCACCACCACCGCCTGCTGCGCGATTTGTATATCCACTAGGAACCCAACCGCCACCACCGCCACCCGCTACAACAAGAATATCTGCAGTAATTGATTGAGTTGGCGCAAATGTTCCAGATGAAATAAATGTGTGATACCAATAAGCTCCATCAGTGGTAATTCTTCCACCTGTTGCCTTTGCTGAATTTGCAAAAGTAGTGTTAGTAATAAAAGTTCCTGATGAAGTAAAGGTGTGATAGTAATAACCACCATTAGAAACAACAGTTCCACCAAGTGCTTTTTGTGTAGCAGATAAATATCGAGCAATTACAATTCCAGAACCACCCGCAGATCCATTACCGGTTCCATCTCCACCCCAACCGCCACCGCCACCACCACCACCGGTGTTATTAGCGCCTGCAGTTGAGTTAATTTTAGTTGTTGATGTTCCACCTTGGCCACCAGAGCCACCGCCACCAGTGCCGCCTAATGCTCGCCTATTATCAACGGCACCAGCACCACCACCACCTGCGTAATAACCACTATCACCAGTTGATGTTGCAGTTGCCCAAGTTGACCAGGTATTTAAACCAATCCCACCATAACCACCATCTGAAGGTTGTGTTCCACCTGGATCATTGTTAGCTTTTCCAGCAGCGCCTGCACCGCCACCGCCACCGCCACGATAATTTACATTTGCACCTGCGCCACCACCAGCATTTCCATAACCAGTTCCACCATCATTAGATGTTTGAGTTGCAGCGCCACCAGTATTACCATTGTAGGAACCACCACCAGAACCACCATTTTTTTGGCCAATATCACCAGCGCCACCACCGCCAAATGCAGTCATTGAAGCAAAAGATGAATTAGATCCTCTTAGTGGGATAACTCCAGCAGTGCCAGCACTGCCACCAGCGCCAACGATAACTGCACTAAAAACATTTGGGTTAATAAGGCTGCTGCGATAAATTAAACCACCGGCACCACCGCCACCGCCAGCATCATAACTACCACCGCCACCGCCAGCAACAGCCAATACTTCAACTGTAAATGCAAGGTTTCCAGAAATTCCAGATGCAATAACCCCAAGAATAGGCATATTAGGCCACATCCCCCGTTGCGTACCAGGTATCGGTTCCGGCTTTAATCAAAGTCATAACTGAATAACGCGCTCTTGTTTTTGGTGTTGCAGATGTAGCACCTGTTGAGTTAATTGTTACTCCACCTGCGCCCTGAACTGTTACCTGGCCTGTATTTATTTGGATAAGGTTAATAAGTGTTCCTGTTGGAAATGCAACACTTGAATTAAGTGGAACTGTATATGTTTGAGCTGAAGTATTAGATGCAGTAACTAAATCATCTCGATCTGTTAAAACAAAAGTATATGTTGTGCCAATTTGTGCATTTACCGCCTCAACACCGCCTGCACCTGTTGCACCTGTTGGACCTGTTGCACCTGTAGGACCTGTTGCACCGCTAGGACCTGTTGCACCTGTTGCACCAACTGGACCTGTTGGGCCAGTAACACCTGTTGCACCTGAAGGACCTACTGAACCTGTTGGGCCAGTTGGACCTGTAGCACCTGCTGCACCTGCAGTGTAGGCATACGCCAAAGAGTTCCAGGCAGTAGTGCCATCGCCCATTTTGTATTTAGTGGTATCTGTTTCAAGTCCAATTTCACCTGCAGCAAGTGTTGGATTGTTTGAAGTCCAGTTTGCTGCGGTGTCGCGGCGGTTTTGTAGTCTTGAGGTCATTTTTTACCTTTTCCTGAGTGTTAGAAAGAAACTGATGCTCCACCGGCATCAATAGTATAGGTCCAAGTTGAAGTTGTTGAAGTTCCTGCATTGTAAATAATGTCTGGGTTGATCATTGAAGGTCCACCATCGAGATAATCAACAATGTACGCTGCTGCATCTTGGCCGGCAGGGCCAGTTGCACCGGTTGCACCGGTTGCACCGGCAGGGCCAGTTGCACCTGTAGGTCCAACAGGTGT